TGAGTATGAAAGTATGTTTGATTATTCTGAAGATATTGATTTAGGTTCTTTAGGTGTTGATGATTTGGATGATAATTCTAAAATTCAAGCTTATATTGATATTAAAAAATTTATTAATATGGCCGGAGAACAAGCGATTTCTGAAGCTTTAGATGATAATGGGACATTCCAGTTAGGTATGGATATTTGGTTAACAAGGAATGGTCATGGTGCTGGATTTTTTGATCATTCATATCAATTTGAAAATCAGTTAACCAATAGTGGAAAACAATTAAAAGGTGTTGATTTATATTTGGGAGATGATTTAAAACTTTATTTCAGTAATATAAATTAAATTTATCTCATACCCCCTAATAACCACATATGTTCACCATTGGGTATATTAGATGGCACTGGTGTTTGTGTCACTGTAGTGGTGGTTGTAGTTACATTTACATTGGTTACGGTGTTTAAATTAGTACTGGTAACCCAACTATTTAATATCGCTTTAGTTTGTTCATTAACTTTTTCAAGATTTTTAAATGATGTTTGTAATACCCATAAACACATCGCTACGGCCATTAATAAATCATCATGGTAACCATCCATATGATCAGGTCTACCATTTTTATAAACAAAAGTTTTCATCTCAGAAATTAATCTACTAGATCTTACAATTAAATCATTTTGTCTAACAGACCTTTCAAATTCAGCCACCATAGGTAATCTATTAGCTCCAACATTAAACCCAGGTATTTTATTATCGTATTTTTTATACTTACTAATATCTTTTCTAGCGGATAATATTTTACTTTTAGCGTCATCATAATGAAGTCGTTTATATTCCATCTCCTCCAATTTTAATACGGTAGTAACACCCATACCACCAGTGATATCAACTACAGTGTAGGCTTTATATAAGTCACCATAATGTTGTACCAATTCCGCTAATACATCTGGGGGTATTTTACCTTGATATTCTAATACTTGTTCTTTAGTCTCAAAATCAATAATCTCTATACTAGAAAAATCTTCACTGTCTCCGCGGCTGACATCCGAGCCCATAATATATTGATGGTTTAATTCCGGATCTTTCCAAATCCAAACACCATTATCATGTCCTTCAGTTCTAATGGGTAACATCACATTCTCTTTATTTTGAGCTTCAACATATTCATCATCAATCACATTACCACCAGAACCTAAAAACGAAACATCTAACTCTTGGGCGATTTTTCTCGTATCACCATTGTATTCCGCACACATATCTTCATACCATTGAGATGTTGGTTTATAACCTTCACTAACCATTTTATTATAACTTTCAAGGTTATACATTTCTTCTATAACAACTTCTTCACCTTTAAGCCAGCGTAACCCTTTATTGTAGCGTAAATCTTGATACCATCTCATTTCAACCACATTATATTTATTCCGTTTATTTACCGCCCCATCATAAATTTTATAATATAAATCGTCATATCCATTTGGTGTTGAAATTAAAATTGATTTTCCACCTGTACCTAAAGAAGGTAAGGCCGCTCCATAAACATCAGAACCATTCTCAATATAGGCCGCCTCATCCATTACTAATGTGGTTGGGGTAAAACCCCTTAACGCGTCTTTTGATGTCGCTAAAGCTTTAACTTCACATTTAGTTGGTAATATAATATGTTTTTTAGAATCAGTTAAGAAGATAGATTTTTTAGGGTCTTCAACATATTCAATACCCCATACCCATCTTGGTATTTGTTCTAAAAATTCTTTAATTTTTTTTAAAAATTCTTGAGCTATCTCTTGTCTATTCGCTAATATAAGAATCTTATCTGGAATACTCGCGTCACCATAGAAAGAAACCTTTATCGCCATACAAGCGGCTGTTGTAGTGGTAATACCAGCTTGTCTTGGTTTTGTAACGATTGTGAATCGATTATCAAAAATACTATGTACTAATTCCTTTTGTTTTGGAAATAATTGAAATGGTACATACCCACTCTGGGTTTGATCAAATGTTTCTAAATATGTTTCTACCGCGTAAACGGGATCAGCCAAACATTTGGCGTATTCTTGTAACTGTTCTGAACGATTCATAATTATTAGTTCTATTCATTTAAATAGTATGTAAACGATTTAAAAACAGTAATTTCTTTTTAAAATCTATTTGTTAATTCTTCATACATATCATAACCGGTAATATATGGTTCATAATAACTAAGGTTACCAGGGTTTAATGAACTATCCATACGATCTTGTATCAAAGTAAGAAAGTAATTATAAACATCACTAGGGTTATCACCACTATCTAAGATATAATTTTCAGTAGTTCCATTAAATAGATCAGTAATTTCAAAAATTAACTTATCTTTACGAATCCCATCTTTTCTGACTACTGAATCCCATTTACCTTTACCAAATAAATCAGTTATTTCATCCATAAATTTTTCACTGATCTCTCTTTCTGAAACGGTATTATAAGCTCCCTCTAAAGACATTTCAATTTCATGTTCCAAATCATCAAGTTCTGGTGAATTTTTAATCAAATCTTTTAACTCATCATCAGTTAATTTATTAATAAGATCTGAAGATAATGTGATAGTAGAATCTACATCAGAATCTAAATAATCTTCAAGACTTCCATCATTACTTAAAGTAACTTTTGTGTTTAAAAATTTTTCTTTTAAATAATCTTTAATATAGTCAATACATTTTTTATTTAATGAATCCCAAGCCTCATCAAATGATCTATTCAAATCGTACATCCTAAAATGGTCTTCATCACAAAAATATGATTCAAAAATACTCCCATCATGACGATCAAAAAATGGTTTAAAATCACACCAACCATCAGTACTTAAATATACTTTATCACCGACTTTATATGTATCACTGAAATCAAATTCTACTTCATGTCCATATTCTTTAAGTATTTCTAGTGTATCTTTACCAAAAGCCGAAAACCAATGACCAAGATCAAATAATTCTAAAGGATCTTCAACCCATTCAGTATCTTCAGAAGAAATCGTCTTTAAAATTAATAACATAGATTCCTCATTAGTATAACCCATCTCAATTAACTCATCTCTAACACCTTCCCAATCAAGTTCTGGTCTTTTAGTGGCGAAATTATTAACAAATTTTATTTCCCTATCAGTAATTTCTTCTTTTAATAATTTATGGGTAATTTTCTTCAACATATTGATAAATATCCCTACTATCTAAAAAGGTCTATGATGTCAATATCATCTTCAACTTTATTATCGTTATCATAATAACCAATTAATTCTGTATAATTATCTTCTTTCATTTCCTCTCTAATGTTATTCGCCATATCAACTAATTTTTGTTTAGCTGTTTCATCACCCTTAAATAAGTCATTCATAAATGAATTGAACTCTTTGGCCGGTATTAATGATATCTCATTGTAAAGATAATATTTTAAATCTTGATCATTAGTTCCAATAACTTCTTTAAATCTATCCCATAAACCTGGACCTAAACGTACATCCCAAAATTCTGAAGTTACAAATTTACATTTATTATCAACATATTTTTTAATGTTTTCATCACCTGGTAAAGCGTCCATAGACATAATTTTCATTATACCGGTAATTAATTCTTGTACTAATATTGGAAAAGTTAAAGCTTTAGCCTTTATTGTAGGGGGTGTCGTATTTAAATCAATATTTTCACCACCAACTAAATTTTCATCACCACCAACCATAATCATCATAGCTTCATCTGGTGTAATCCAGTAAGTGAAATCACTAATTGACATTAATTTACCATAAAGATTACTCAAAGATGTGTCAATCTTATCTAATTCATCTTCAATTCTATGAAACATATAATGTCCTTTTTTGGCAGCTCCTTGAGCTAAACCATTAAGTAATTTTTGTTTTTCAACTTCAGAAACTATAGTTTCTTCCTCCGCGGCATTATCAAAATCAATAAAAATTTCATCATTTTTACTTACATTTTCATCAAAATTAATGTTACCAGCATCAACTAATTTAGCGTCAAATAATAATTGATCGGTAATACCAAATTCTTTTTTTACGATATCTATAGCTAATTTTTCTAAAAGGTTTCTTTCATTTTTTTCAATTGAGATAATTTCTTCTAAAAGATCTCTCATCTCCATAACTTGTTTTTCGGTAATATCTTTAACTCCAGAATATTTCTTAACTTTTTTAACAATATCTTTAAAACTTTTTGAAGCTAATTTTTCACCAAAATTTTGGTTTGAATCAAGTTCTGGGAATGATGGATGAGTACCTAAATGATGGTTACCATTTTTAAGTTTTTTCTCAATATCTGGATGTATCATTTCTGAATGGTTTAAATCATATTCAATCCCATCAACAACACCTAAATCTCGTTTATACTGTTCAAAAAGTTTAAGTGAGATATTTCTACGAATTTTAGTCATTTCTTTTTATTTGTTTAACAATTTCTTTTTTAGTAACCTTAACCGGTACATTTTGTTTTATAACATATTCAATTAAAGACTTTTTATTAATTTTAGGGTTTAAATTCTTAACCGATTCATTAGTTACCTTTTTTGGTAATTTTTCCCAATCTTTTTTAGTCATAGTATTAGAAAATTCATCAGCCATTTTTTTCCATTCCTCACCCTTTTTACCCTTTTGACCAGCTTTCCAATAAAAATATTTTTGTTGGTCTTTAGAGACAAATTTTTCTTCTATTGGTTTTTCTTTAACCGCACTATACAATTCATCCATCATTTGTGAATATTCATCGTATAACAATTTCATTTTTTTCGCCATTATCGTTAATGATTTATTTTCTTAATCTTTTATTTGATAATATTTGTTTATAACTCATAGATTTTTTACTTGATTCATCAAAACGATTAAATTTTCTATCAAATCTATTAGTCATAGTTTCTGGAAATTTTTTAAAATGTTTGAAAGCGTCATCATAAGCATTATCCATAGTTTCTTCATATTCATTACCTTCTAACTCTCTAGGCATATTATGTCCAATCGTATCAAATATATGGACCATATTATTAGTTAAGTTATATGAAACATAATTATGAATAGCTTCATCATCAAAAGTTCCGTGTTCTAAATCATCATCACCATCAGTTTTAATTTCACCCATATTTCTATTTAATAAAGACATAATTTCTTCGTCACTAATTCTTGATAAATTTAAATTACCAAATGTTGGATGTGTATCATCCATACCACCCATATCTTCTTTTAAAATTTTCTTAACTAATTTTTCTAAATCAGACTCTTTCAGTTTTATTACTTTTCTTTTCATTTTTTTCATCGTATTTTAATACCATATCTCTCTCATATAATTTATCTTCGACAGAGTTTATTTGTTCACCAAACTTAAAAAATAATCTAGTTTCAGGGTATTCTTCATACCCATCTAAATTTTCCCAAGCCATTGAAATTACACCATCCACCGCATCCCAAATCGCAAAAGACTCACTATTTTGGATAACATCTAAATTGATGTTAGTGGTTAATGTACCAACTTTTTTTATGAATTCGTGATTTGGTGGTCCTGGGTTTCCAGAAGCTGGATAACTATCCCACTCATCACCATCAATATTTTCTATAGAATTTGAAAAGATGAATTCATACATAAATTCATCTTTCCAATTTTTACCTATTTTATTTATATAGATTATAAATAATTCCATTACTATCTACTTCTTTTTGGTTGAAAAGGTTTAAATCTTCTTTGTCTAGTTTCAGTAACTTCTTTTTCATCAGTCGCCTTTTCATCATTAAACTCAATATCAATACCTTTATCATAATTTGGACTTTTATATCTAGTTCCAGGTTCATAATAACTCTTAGGATATTCTTTATCTTCATCAGGTGAATAATATTCTTCTATATCTGACTCATCTAATTCATCATAATCTGATTTATCAGTATAACTTCTACCACCTAAGTTAAATTTTTCACCTTTTTTAGTTTTAGATAACATACGAGTGAAAGCGTTACCTTCTTCCATTGAATCTTCATCTAATTCAATTTCATAGATAGTTTCATCTTCATTCATTTCCTTCATAAAATTACCTTCAACACCAGTAACACTAAATTTTGATTTAGGTGCTAATTTAGGATTATTAGTTTTAAAATCATTTACATCCTTATAATTGGTTATAGTTTCTTCTTCTTCTAAAAAATCATCATCATCTGGTAAATTAGGATTTTTTAAAAATTTACTAGGTCTTCCACCTCTAACGAATTTTTCTTCTTCCTTATTACCTAAAAAGTCTCTTCTGTAATCAAATTCATCTTTTTCCTTATTACCTAAAAAGTCTCTTCTGTAATCAAATTCAGGTTTTTCCTTATTACCTAAAAAGTCTCTTCTGTAATCAAATTCATCAGATTCCTTAACAGTTTTCTTTAATTTAATCTCTAATGATTTTTTATTTTTAAGATTTTCAAGTAAAGTTTTTTTAGAAATTACTCTACCTTCAGCTTTCATTGGAGTTTCTTCTGGAACTTCTTCAGTATCAGTAGGTTCTTCCATTGGAACTTCTTCATCATCAATAGGTTCTTCTGGAACTTCTTCAGTATCAGTTTCGTCAGAAGTTTCTTCAGTTTCACCCTCTAATTTAGAAATTAAATCTTCTTTAAAATCTTCATCCATATCATCAAGATTTAACGCAGACATAATAGAGTTTAATACATACTTTTCTAACTCAGCGTCAGGTTCATCTAATTCTCTCATTTTTTGACCAATTTTACCAGTCAATCTTTGAATATCTTTTTCAAGATCACCAGTATCTTCATCTCCTTCAGTATCATCAGGTACATCTGTTTCATCACCCATTTCCATATCATCAGTTGGTAAATCTGTTGGTACATCAGTTGACATATCATCAGTTGGTACTTCACCCATATCCGGTGTTGTAGTATCCATTGGTGTAGGAGTAGCTTCTGGTGCGTCAACTTTTAATTTAAAAGTTGTTTCTTCATCTTGTTCATTTTTAATAGTTTTCTTTTTAGTAGTTTCTAATAAGAAATCTGATTTAAATAAATTAATATTTTCTCTAATACCATAAGATTCATTTAAATCTTTAAACTTCATATTTAAATGTCTAAGTGCGTCTTCATATGATCTATATGATTCATCCATTTTATTTTGAAGTCCACCAATATATTCAAAATCTCCTGATGTTAATTTATCATTTGTTTTGTTAGCGGTTTTAATAAAATATGTATGGTTTTCTCTAATGATACCATAAACAGTCTCATCCGGACCATATTTTATATGTTCTAAAGAAGAATTAGTTGTTGATTCATTTAATGGACTTAATTTAGTCATTAAATTTTGGATTCTTTGGATTTTATCTCCACCCTTTAATCCTGTTGGTTTTATATTCATATTAATTGATTTATTTTATTTTTATTTTATCTTATCTACCACCAGAAGGTGAATTATCTATAGGCCATCCAGTGATAATATTAATGTCACTAGTTCCTTCAGGTCCACCAATTTGTTTTGTTCCATCACAAACGCTAGGACAAGGTCCAGATAGGTTTATTAGTTGTATTAATAATTGTTCAGTTGTACCAGTCATTTTATTATGTATTTCTTAATAAATATAATCTAAATATGTAAAATTAATTTAAAGTTAAAGATTTATCATAAGAAATATCTTTTAAGTTCATTAATTTTTCAATGTAACCATTTCTACGTAAAACTTTGAACGTTAAATTTTCTGATGAATATTCACCATCCTTCTCTAACCCAGCGGATCTCATATTTTTTATTTTTTCAATCAACCCATTCACTCTTCTAATAACCTTATCGTATTCACCATCTTTATACATTGATTCAATACTATCAGTAATGTTCATTATGTTAGATGATTTATCTTTTATCTTTTCATGATTAATCTTAGGTTTTCCAGTTTCAGGTTTAATGATCCATTTATCTAACATTAGTGAATAAACACCAGTAGAGTAATGAGGTTCTTCAGTATCCTGAGCGTATAATTCAACATCGTGACCATATATTTTAATATTATGTTTATTATTCCATACAGTTTTTTTAGCTGTAAGATATTCCTTAACTAAGTCCATATTATCATCTACCTCAGTATAAGGTATAACGACATGTAAATCAACATCAGAAAACTTAGACCAGTTAAAATTAGAAATACTACCGGTTAAAATAATATCCTCAACGTCAACCCAAGGGATATCCAATGTTTCAAAAAAATCATCAGAAATCATTAAAAGTCTATTTTTTATCTTAGATTTTAATTTATAATCACCATTTTCTAACTTAACCCAAAACTTAGGGTTTAATTCGTCTCTAACTTTAAAAGATGATAAATTGATATCATCTGGTTTAACTAATTCGTTAATTTTTTTCATTTTAAAATTGTTCATCTAAAATAAATATCCCCATAGATTGATTTTTCTATGAGGATACTAAAATAATTTATTATTATACAATAAGTTGGTATATTAATCCCACCAACCTCTTAACCCAGTACCATCAAATTGGTCATACCATTCTTTATCATAATCAAATTTTCTATAGTCTTGACCTTTTAATGTATCCCAAAGTTCATTCCATTCAGACTCCTGGATATCACGACTTCTTTCATAGACCTTACTATTGTGTTCACGTTCTTCTTCATTATCATTATCAACCAATCTACTAAATCCAGGTTTATCCGGTACATCTTCAAATTCAAATGGATGGTGAATTAGTTCCCCAAGTTCTTTTTCGGCCATATCGGTATAAAGATCCTGATCATAATTTCTAATTAATTCAACAGCTCTACGTATTGATTTAACTTTCTTCTCTCTGGGTCCCTCAATTTCAAGACCTTTCTTTTCAAGATTATCCGCCATATGGGTTAAACCAGCGTCCATAAATTTTAATACACCATGATGATCCCACCAGTAATGATTCCATAGACCTTTTCTAAATCTCCAAATATTACCAAAAAATCTTGGTAAATCATATCTAAATAAAGAATATGTTTTATATAATCGGCTTTCGTGCCAAATCAATCTTTTTAATGATTTACTAAAACCATCTGTAAATGTTACTTCCATAATTTAATTTTTTAATTTTTTATTTCCCACCAATTTTTAAATTCACCAATACCCAATAAGAAATTTTTAATCCCTTCCGGAGTTAAATAATCCATATTAATAACTTCTTTAATATAAGAATTAAGCCACTTAATAGTCTCATTAGTTTTTCTTTCAACTAATAAGGCTACATCTGGGGGTGTTGATGGTGTGGTGAATGTATGACAAAACTCTTCATTCACATTAACATCATTTAAATTCTTTGTCTTAAATAAAGTGTTATCCCTTACAACGTAGTATGAATATAATTCAACATCAGACTGTATTTTAACTTCTATCATTTTGTGGAATCTTTGGGTGTAATTATTATTTGATAATGACCATCACCAACATATTCTTTTGATCGAATATATTTTTTACCATCTATGGTTATTTCGTGGGGATCTTCAGTACCTAAACTTTGTAAAAATCCAATCACTAAAATGGCGACCATAAAAAATAATATAATTTTTAACCATTCAAATATCCTTTCTTTCATAAAATAAATATAGTTAAAATATTTTTAAATGTCAACTTCATTAATAACCCCAATAATTCTATTTTGTTTTTTAAATAGTTCAAAAGTTGTGTTATCAATACAATGAGTTTCCCCATCCGGTGTCATAACTATATAATAGTTATCTACTTGTTTTATCATTTCAATATTCCACATAATTTTATATTTTTAATTAGATAGGGGGGGTTTAATGGTGGGGTGAGATTCAGAGGGGGGTAATTCCATCCATTCTTTTGATGAATAATTAAATATTGAACCATCATTAGATTCTAATATAAATCTATGACTCGCTATGAAACTTTCAATATCTGTCCATTCTAACAATTCAATATCTTTAATGATGTCACCAACTGGATTTACTAATTTTAATCTAATCATATATTAATTTAATCTTTATATTTGTAATTGTCAAATTTTTTATTTTTACTTTTAACTCTCCACCTTATAGTTACCATAGGAATATTTAGAACTTTTGACGCCTCTCCTGCCGACCTGAACTCAACACCATCAATTATTATTGGTATGTTTTTTTTTCCATTATAAACACCCATCATTCTATCTGACGATTTTTTCTTATATGTTTCAGTATGTTTTTTACCAAAGAATGGATTATTATTTTCACTTCGGTGTCTACACTTATTACAATGAGTGTGTCCGTAACCTATTCTTTTACCACATTCACAATAGACGTAAGTTAAACCCCCTTTCCAATTTGGGTTCAGTTCTTTTTTATAACTTCTTCTATTATCTAATGACTTTTTAACGATTTCTTTAGGTATTTTTTTACCCTTCCAAAATCCGTCTTTACCATACATCCCATTTTTCTCACCAAACACATTTTCACTTCTTATTTTTCTTTCATCATCATTTATATTGTCCCAATACTTTTTTGTTGAGAGTCTTTGGTTTTCAACCCAACTCTCATCATACTTAATAAATTCAGATAGGTCTCCACCAGTGCCACCTTCTGTTAAATTATAACCGTTCTCAATTGTTTTGAGTTTATCAATCCAAAAAATTTCTTTTTCATTCAACTCGTCTTTATTAGAACACTCCTCTAAAATAGTTTTAGAGAAATTTTCTAATCCGTATTTTTTTATTGCTAACTTAATCAACTTTCCACTCCCAAAATATTTCTCAAATGATAATCCACTATATTGCCCGATATAAGATTTACCGTTTATATTGTTTTTGATTTCATACACTAAAAACTTCTTCATATTGATTTACTTTAAGGTTTATCCTTTAATATAAGTATCGGAAATTTTGAAAAAATTAATTAGATAACGGCATTTTTATGGATGGATGTGATTGATAATTTTCTAAAACAATATCATCCAAAGTATATTCTGAAATATCATTCACAACTCTATCAGATAATTTTACTGTTGGTAACGGATATGGTTCTCTTGTTCTTTTGTTAGAATGTAATATCTCTAAAACTCTATCATCATTGATATTCCACCAATCTTTATCCCCATACAATGAACGAGCGTATTTAACTTTTTCATCGTGATTCATTTCTCTACCAATCTGTTCCTTTGCTTGTTCAATATGATTTGAATATAAATGTACATCACCTCCATTATAAATCAGTTCGTTAGGAACCATATTAACTTGTTTAGCAATCATCATCAATAATAATCCGTATGAGGCCAAATTGAATCCAAGGCCAAGTCCAACATCGGTACTTCTCATATTAAACATTAGGGAGATTACTCTTTTGGGTACATTAAATTCATTTAATTCTTCTTCGGAAAACATTGTACGAAATTGTCCTCTAACATCACATGCTATTGAATGTGAATTTCTTTCACGTTCAGTTAACTCTCTTGTGTAAAGCTGGAACCCATAATGACAAGGTGGAAGAACCATTTGGTCTAATTCGCCAACATTCCAAGCGTTAACCATTAAGCGTCTTGAATCAGGATTTGTTTTAAGGTCGTTGATTAGGTTTGCTATTTGGTCTATTGGTCCTTTATAGACGTATCCTCCAGTCTCTAACGGAATAATATCTCTCATCATAGGACCCCAACTTCTCCATTGCTTACCATACACAGGACCTAAATCGCCCCACTTCTTAGCAAACTCATCATCTGTTTTGATTTTGTTGATGAATAAATCTTGAGTCATTATTTCATCACTATCAGATTTAGTTCCAATAAATCCACCAGTTACACTTGAAATTGGAAACCACTCTGAATTAAATATATAATTCTTATAAGCGTCTCCTGTCCATATATTGCAGTCATTCTTTAAAAGATACTCTATTGAAGTATCACCACGTAAGAACCATAAAAGTTCAGTAACCACTAATCTAAAAGGAATTCGTTTCGTAGTAATCAATGGAAACCCATCACTCATTTTATGACGTATTTGTCTTCCGAATACTGAGATTGTTCCTGTACCTGTACGGTCATCTTTTGTTACTCCATTATCTAAGATGTCTTGGAGTAGGTCTGTGTAACTTTTATCTAGGTTGTTCATATTTGTTTTGACTTATAGTTGTTGCCCATTTAAGTAAATTTTCTTTTTCTAATTCTTTTCGTTTTTGAATTTTTTCAAATTCTCCATCTCGATATCCACCAGACGCGTTCCATCCATAACCCATAGCACTTGCTATAAGAAACATTACATCACTTTTTGTTAGTGTTATTAGTTCTTTATTTAGTTTGTTCATTTTTTTGGATATATTCCGTTTTTAATTTCATTAAGTACTTTGGATTGATAACTCTTTGACATTTTTTTAAGTTCAAATATCACCTAAAGTCCAAATAAAGGTTCAATGTCTTTTGGTAATAGGTGTTTATCTAGGTTGTTCATTTTATAATTTTTACGTATCTTGTTTCCATCCAATAAGGTTCATTTCTATGTTGGTAGTGTGCAAATATAAAAAGAGCAATCAAAGGTAGTACTATAATTACCATTTGAATTCTCACATCTAAGTCATTAAACCTTTTCATATTCTCTAATATAATCTTTTATTTTATTTACTAATTCTTCAGATGGTTCAAAATGCCAAGTACCAGAAGCATCTGGGATATCACTTTCTCTATATTCATAGAAATAATAAGTGTCTGTATCATACTCTTTGTTTGGGTGTTTTACAATATGAACAACTTCATATTTCTTATCACCATCTTCAATATTATAAGTTCTTTTATCGTATGTGATTTTCATTGTTTATATAGGTTGTTCATTATTACAATTTTTTATCTAATAATATAGTTTCTTTCTCTAAAAATTTTTTCATAGCTAATAACTTTCTTCTTATACCAACATTCGCCTCAGACAATTCTTTAAGAAATTTATCCACTTTATCTATTGTCAGTTTATCTAGGTTGTTCATTTTGCTTGTTTTGTAGTAACATTAACTAACACAGGTAGATTACCTTCTGTTGATATTAATTTTTGATATTTTTCATCTCCAACTATACCATCTATAGTCCATTCAGTTTTAATACCATTTTCATATAGTGGTATTGAATATGTGTTATCTAGTTTGTTCATTTTTTTAAATTATCTCTATAAATGTAATCATATCTAACCATCATACCAAATTTATCCTTAGATATTTTTATTTCATTATTTTCATCCCATCCATCTACTATTAGACCTATTGCTTGTATATCATAGAAATAAATTCCTTCAACATCTTTAATTGAGGTTGAATGTTCTTTTGCGTATTCAATAGCTTCTTTTTTTCTTTTTAACCATTCTTGATAAGTTTCATTTGGTTTTAACATTTCTGATTTAACACACCAGTAAGGGATTCTTTTATGTACACTTGTTGTTATAGTACCGGGATTTTTAAAATCATCCTCTGTCTTTGTAATATACTCAACAAGTTCCAATTTTTCTAACTCGGTATTACTATCTTGTAATGGCTTATATACTTGTATTACTTTCATTTTAATATTTTACTCGTTCTATAATTTCGTGATTATCGGTTCTTGTAACTTTTATATACTCAATATCAAAATTATAAGGTTCCATATTATCCCAATCATCACTAAAACTAACCGTTACAGGATTTGTTTCATATTGTCTGTTTCGAACTTCTTTTTGATATACTTCAAGTTCTTCTTGTGTTTTAATGAGTCTGTTCATTTTATAACTTTTACATATCTTGTTTCCATCCAATAAGGGTAATTTCTATGTTGGTAGTGTGAAAATATTAAAAGAGCAATCAAAGGCCCTACTATGATTAACATTTGAATTCTCACATCCAAGTCATTAAACCTTTTCATTTATAATCTCTTTTAATCGTTTAAGTTCAGCGATTACATCATCACCTAATTCAATTTTAGACATCATTGATAAGTCCATTACTTGAGATTCTAATACTTTGATTAGCTCGTCTTTTGCTTCTTCTTTATTCATAACTTTCTATTTTTTTGGGTTTAGTTCGTTTTCAATAATCTTTACCATTTCATCAAATGATATGTTCTTTTCGTCAGCTTGTTTTTGTATAAAGTCTTCGGAAAGATGAATATATTCAGCTTTAGGTGTTCTATCAATCTCTTGAGACGCCCTTAATAATTTAGATATTAATTCTTTATTCACAACTTTCTATTGTTTTATCGTTATATGTTATTGTGATTAATTTTGTTGGGATATTACTATTTACTATTGGATCATTCCAGATACCAATCATTGTTTCTCTCTCATTAATCCCCATATAAACCGAATCTGGTGAAGGTATTTCACAATCGCTTTTTATGTATCCATATTTTTTTGATAATTCCCATCTCTCTTCAAAAGTTAACTCTCGTTCTTCAATCTTTAGATCCAACGTTTCAGAGAACTCTGGGTTAGTTTTACATTTATTGATGAACACTTCCTTTGTTAACCAATAAGTGACATTTAGTTGATTTAATCCACCAATTTTACCCACCAATAGTCCATTTTCGTATTTGAATCCATTTTGTAACATAAAAGATTCATAAACCTCATCCAATAATTCTTCTTGGTCTTTATTCATCTTATCTTCTTTTACTTAACTCCATATATCGTTCAGTATCACCTGGTTTATCATAACCTTGACTGACAACATATTCTAATGTAATTAATTCCCTATATTCTTGATTTGTTAAGTTTCCTTTAGATTCCTCAACAATTTTATCATACATAACTTCAAACTCTTTTTCTTTATTCATTTTACAAATATAAGAATTATTAATTATAAAACAAAAATTATTTCAAAAAATTAATCAATTTCCACATACTTGGTTTAGCCTCTCTACTTTCTTTTGTCCAGTACCAGGTTTTTCCGTGTGAATCGGTAAGGCCGGTTTCACCATCCAACCATAAACAGAATTTTTCTACATTTAAAATCTCAACAAGATCTTCCCATTGATCATAAACAACCACATCATCACCGGAACGTATCGCCCAAAGACAATCTCCTTCGTGATTGATTAAAGATAATTTAGTTTTTTTCATATTTCATTTTCATTTTTTTTAACAATTGTATTAATCCTATCAAATAGTTCTTTTAAATCTTGTTCACAATCAACTGACCATTTTTCTGTTTTTAAAATAAAAAAACACCCACCATCCCGATCTATACCTAAAGATGATTCACATTGTATAGTTAAAAATTCAGCCTCATCACTACTTGATACACAATTACCACCTTGAGAAAAATCAAATGACGCGGATTCTAATTTTGGTTTATCTTCCATACTAATCTTATTTAAATGTTTCGTTATAATATTGTTCTGACACTTTATTAATTGTTTTGATACTCATATCTGTAGTAATCCAATCATTTAAACCTTGACTATAAGCGTCAATAATCTGTCGTTTTTCTTGTTCAAGTAGTTCCTCTTCCATTTGTGGGGTTACCACCATTCTACCCTTTAACCATTCTAAATGATTTTTCATCGTTGTTTCCATATTAATTTATTTTAAAAAAAGTCCCACATGTATTACATAATATATCTATAATTGGTAAGTTAACATCATTATAATCATAATTAAAATGAAAATTTTCTTTATTATCACAATTTGGACAAATTACTTCTTCTTCCATATTAGTCTTATCGTAAGCTGATGGTGAAGGTAAACCACTATAATTACAATGGTCTTTGGGATTAATCTCATCCACCAATTGAAGTCCTCCTCCTAATAGGTAATTATTATCTTCCGCAAATTGAACTAATTTGTCTAAGATTTCACTTTCCTCAATGTTTTTTGGTGATGAGAGTGTCATATTTAATATGTATGTTTTCATATTAGTCTTTTTTAAACATTTCGTTATAGGTTTCGTTAGCGTGTTTTTCTGGATAGTAATCTAAGTGATTGTCTTTTCTCCCTTGAATGTACATTTTACAAAGATGTTGTTTTTCCATTTCTTTGGCTTGTTCAAGTATATCTGTTGATACGTAACCAAGTTGTGTTGTTATTTCAGTAAACCATTCTATCGCTGTTTGTTCCGTATTAGTATTATCAATGTCCACATCTTCCGGTATTAAATTATTATTATGATAACATAAAGCGGAGGTTCTTTGGTATTGACCACATACGCTACAAGTGTAACCTCCCCCTAAAATTATTTCTTCCATATTAGTCTCTTTTTATTGTATGTGGAATTTTAACTCTTACGCAGTTTTGAGGACGTTTTGTATTCATAAAGAAGTTATTGATGTAACCCATCATATTAGCACTTCCTATAGGATTTGCTGAATGTACAGTTATTAAAGGTAGAGTGAGGTTGTTATCTAAACACAGCTCAACCAACCATTTAACACAATCCATACCAGTCTTTTCGGTGATGTTGTCATAATTCAAACAATAATTAGGATGTACGTTATTGAAGTACTCTTTCATTGCGCTATCACCTAAATCGTGATCTAAAGAGATTTGATCGATTGTATCTAAACCAAATTCTTCTATTACATCAGTAAATTCGTTATAATTTCGGACTACTGTCCAGGTAGGATCTTCTGGAGTTCTTACATCATCTAAGTATATTTTTCTCATTTGTCTTGGTTTTTTATTAGTATGTTATAGTATTCAATAAACTCTACTACAGCAGCATATACTGCTTCTATTTTGGTATCAAATTTTTGTCTATGTGTTTTTTCATTAAATGTATGAAATGGATCTAATTGTAAATTCATATAAATCCAACATCTATTTTGTTCTATCTCAACACAAATAGAACCATTGTTATATTCAGTTTCTCCATCTATTCCTTCCCACTTATATCCATACTCCTTTAAATCTAGCGATTCAATCTTTTCTACTACTGGTATTAACCAGTCCCATGATTTATGGTATTCTAGTTCATCTTCTTTGTATGGTGTTTTACCACCATTTATTCCTTCATACCAATAAATTGGAACGAATCCTTTACCATCATGGAAATCTACATTTCCTACGGTTTCCATAAACTCAGCTATTAGTTTGTTATTTTCCATATCTTTATTTTTAGTGTGAATCTCCTACATCATATTTTTCTCCATAAATTAAATATTCGGGATTTATAACCTTAGCAACCTTATGTCTATTACCGGACTCATGTTTAATTACAATACCTTCGTGTGGTACTTTAGTCCCTTCAATAAAGTTATTAAATGTATATTTGTCTTGTACTTCTTGAGACCAATTTCCTCGATATAATGTAGGTACATAAGGTATATCTAAAAATCCAAATGTGAGACACGATCCTTCAGTACTTTCATATACTCCATTTATTGTTGAATCAAACCCAGCAAATTTAATTTCATCTAATTTATAATCATAATTCTTTTGAATACCTGGACCATATATTTCCCCATAAATGATAAGGTTTTCCCATCCCATTAATTGATTATTTTCTTTAAAGAATTTCCAAAGTTTATTTTTAATATCATATTTTTCAATGATAGTTGACCATACGTCTGTACTATAGTATCCTTGTGAATCAGAACCCTTCTCTACATTATGTGATCCATAAACAAATTCATAATCAACCCATTTATCAACCAAACCAAAAAACTTTTTAACTTTATCTAAAAACTTTAATTTAGTTTTCTTAACAATACCATAACGAGCATTTGTTCCGTGAATCTTACGAGTAATTTCCACAGTGTCATCTTCAGTAAACATTCCCGGTACATTTTTTAAGTTAGGAAACTTATAGTATACATGAAAGTGTGGGTTATCTTGATAACGAATCTTTCTACCACTTGCTAATTGAACCATTTTAACTGGTGGTTCATATTTGTAAATACCTAAATAATCCATCATAT